CTTCCTTAATGCACTCCTTAATTAAAGGTCGTAGAGTTTTCTTTAATGTTTCTTTGTTCATAATTCCTTCTATACAATTCTACGTGCTAAATCTGGTCTCATGTCCAAAACTAATGCTTTGAGTTCTGGATTCATAATCTTGGTAGTGTTTACCAATCCCATGCTGAGCAGGCGAATGATTTGCTCGGCATCTGCTTCAAGATTTTCAACGGGCGGCTCGTCTGACATAACCGGTTGTGGTTTCAGCGGCTTACCATAAACATCAGTACCTTCTCCGCCTCTCTTCATTACATCCGGATCCATTGGTGTGTGAGGAGTCTCTCCCCGTCGTTGGCGATAGCTTGAAGGGCGATAAGATTCCATCGCAGTTTCAAGTTCTTCTTGGATAATCTCTTTAAGTTTTTCTTTTGTAATCTTCATTATTAATCTCCCAAAATCTTTCTAAATAGTCCATCTATATTACTTTCTCTTTGTTCTTTTAGTCTTGTAGAAAAAGTGATCTTAGATGGCTTTTGTCCATCTGGATAAACGAATGCGTCTGGTGTTGATGGCTCCGATACAATATCAAAGCAAATAAGTTGGAAGTCATCTTCCACAATTGTCTCGCCCATCATAGATTCTTTAACAGAACCAAGTCCGCGAGATGAGATCCCAAGCTTAACACCAGCATTAATGAGATCTTTTAGAATTCTACCACTTGGAGTGTCAAGGACTTTAATCTTGCCCATAACATCCTTGCCTTCCCACCAGCAATCAGTGATCATGTGGGAAACATTTTTGAGGTTGATAACGGAGTCATCTGGATGGTCTAGCTCGCCGGTTGCGCGATTGTCTTTAACTATACGCATATAGTTTTCCATCTCTCTTCGTAATACCTTCTCTGGGTATTTACGACCATTGCCATTCTTCTTATCGGCAGTTTGAATACGGCCGGTAAGATACATTGCTCCTTCTTCAACGATCTCTCTCTTTTCCCTTTCGGTTAAAAGATCTTGACACATTCCGTCAGGACATAGGGCATGGAATTCTCTTAATAATTGTTTAGACATTTTCTTCCTCAATAAAAAAAATAGAGCGGGCGCCACCCGCTCGGGTCAGGAACCGCTGCAACAACGGCGGACTGGCTGTAACATCCACTTTTTAATCATCAACATGCTCACCTCCTGATCTTGATGATAGTCTTAGTCCAAAATCATCTACTAAGACCGAAATTAAATACGATGTTCCAGCCGACAAGCAACCGAGAACAAAACCGTTCACAAAGGAGCGGTCATAGCTAAATAGTTCCGTATATGGAGAAAGGAGCATTAAAACGACACCTACCCAGAATCCCATGCAGAGAGGACAGTGCCAGAGGGTGTTCCATTTCTTTGAGTAGTCTTTTTGAGGACGGATATCTTCAAAGATTTTTCCGTGAACAATAATAAATGTCATGCCATAAGCGGCTAGGATGAAGTGTAATAAATCCAAGAGTACCTCTGTCTATTCTCTAAATAATTTTCGTCCTCATGATTGGCATAGGCCTCTGCTTCAAATGGAATGTTGTAGTAAGCAGTGTCGCCTTCTTGACCTTTGACCAGTAGGTTCCAAGCCCACCATCCAAGATATAGGATGGGAAAGCCAATGAAGGCTAATTCAATGTATTGTTGATAGTGAATCGTTTCATGCCTCTTTGTTGTCTCGGACATTTCATCACGAGAGATAACAATTGGCCCGAGTGTGATCGCACCAATATCAATCGGGGCAATGTAAGATAGCCAAACAGGAATCTTGCTGTTCTCAATAAAAAATGGTTTCCAAAGTTTCATGTTACTCATCCGCATCTGTGTATCTGTCACCGAAGTTGTCCGAGGTTCTATCAACTATCATTGAGTTAATACCCTGGGCTATGCGGCCAAGAGTGTTTCCATCATCTAGTTCATCTTCGGTTGATGGATCTCGCTCGTTTAATAGTTGCATGAGTGCCTTGTGGTTACCTGTTAGCTGATCATACACAGCCTTGATCGCTGATGTATCTCTTAAAGCAAAACTATGGTTTGTGGCATTACTGCCCCACCGGTCTTTTGTACAATCGTCATCTGGATCCAGGGTGCGTTGGTTGTAATCAAACCTATCGTTTCCACCAACCTTCTTTACGTCTTTTGGTGCTCCGATAATATCTCTAAGCATGTCGTTTTGCTCTGGTGTAAATGCTGGATCCTCCAAATCAACAACGCGAGTTTTTCTTTTTTCGTATTTTGCATCATTCGCTTCAATACTCGCCCATATATCGCTAGCAGCGGATTTAGTCCCAGAACCTCTGTCTGAAGTTAAACCCCAACCTCTGTCTGCTGCGACTAGAAAAGCAAGATCATACAACAAAGTTCCATATCCTTGTCGTTCAAATTCTTGGGCGGTATGAATCGCTCCAACCTGATAAGTTTCAGGTATGCAGGGTCCACGGGTTTCCATAACAAATACACTACCAATATCTTTGTGTCCCTCTTCTAGCTCCTGAAAGAAGAGGTCTATGTTAAGCGAGCCTGCGCCGATGAGACCATCAAAAACACTAGGGTCAATTGTGTATAGTGTAAGCCTTTGAGACCGAGATGTGGATCTTTTCTCATGAAGCAAATACACATCATTCCCATCGGGAGTTGTGGTGCGGTATCCTCTGTCGCTCTCGGTAAGGAACTTTCGCCAACTTTCCATTATAAGCTTGTGTTTACTCATATGTGTATCTCCCATACAAGTATGGGGCAAATAGGTTGTGTTGCAAGATTGAACCTTTTTTCTCTTCTGCTGGGACCTCTCCGAGTTCGGTTGAGTATTCTCCGTCTGGTGACAGCAAGTGGTCGTCAGACATATCGTCGTATGCAGTTGAACCTTTGAGGTAAGACTCTTCGGTGTTCATCCACTCAGAAATAACTTTAAGTGCAACCTTGTTAACTTCAACTTCACTAGACTTCATCAACTTACCTTCAAGAGAGCCGTAGATGTTGCCACCTTGAATAGAATCGTATTCTAAAATTCCTTTCTTTCTCATGAACTCCATCAAACGAGATTCGGCACCATAGGTAAAATCAGAGAGAGTATCTTTGGCAAAGGTTAGGATCTTTCCGTCTTTCTGTTGCAACACAATATCAATGTCTTTGTGATCCAAGATCATAATGTCACCATTAATTGCAGAGCGAGTCATCAACTTGAAGTCAATTTCATCTTTCTCAACTACTTCAATCTTTACACCTTGTGGTTCTGGTGGTACTTCTACTTTGTTTTCATCGGATACAATGTTGATATTAACTGACATTTCTCTTTACCTCCGCTAAAAGGTCTTGGATATAGAAAATCTCCTCAACCACAGCCTCATTTAGAGGGGTTTTTGCATAGCTGTCCAGCTTTGCCTTAACTTTTTTAAAATTTTCGGTTAGAGCCACATTGGTGCCCTCTACAATCTCGGTAGACACGGCTTCTTTGAGTCGTCCAATTTCGTTATTTAGATAAACCTTTAAGGCAAGTCCATTGTCTGAATATGAAGTGATAAAATTGCCAAGCAATTCTTTCTGCTCTTTCAATAGCGAGTGTTCATATGTGCTGTTGAATCTATCAACGAACATTTTAAATTCAAGTTTATCAAGATGCTTCATCTCGGTTAGGGTCTGCTCTTTGCGGCCAAGGAAAGAAACCATCTTGTCTTCAAGCATAATTCGTTTCTTGGCTCCAATGTTCGAGTCTTGAAGAAACAAGCCAACAGTTGCCAAGTCTTTGTAATTCGGAACAAAGTTTGAGAATGTCTTGCTACCAAGTGCTTTGTTGATTCTGTTAATCAAAGCAGTCTGTTCGTTGAAAACTTCTTTGCGATCCATGTTGTCAAAGTCTTTTTTGGTCTCAAACAAAAATCGTTGAGAATAATCTTTTGACATTTCTTTACTTTCCAATAGTGATTTGTAAAGGTTTAGTTCTTGTCGCAAGGTTTTTCCTGTGGAGAAAAACTCTCGTAGGATTGTTTTGACAACGGTTTGTTGTTCCTTGTTTTCTTTAATGATTGCCTTTGTTAATTCACGGATCAGACATTCGTAAAGAAAAGCGGTATTTCTTTTCTTATTATGCTTCATCTCTGTTTTCCTTTTTTGTTAATGATTCCAATAGCGACTTAATTTCGCTTTCAGATTTAAATAGTTTCTCTTCTTCAAAATCGTTAGATTCTGTGACACCTCTCGCCAGAGAGTCCAGTCCACCGAAGCCGACCTTGCCAGGCCAAGTAGTTCTTGCGGTTCCTGTCTCGCCTGTTCCAATGTTGTTCATTTGCTTTCGCAGCCCACCTTTCTTGTAGGTCAGCTTGTGCTTCTTGTATGGCCCACGAGGTTCATCATCTCGCTTTGCTGGGGGCTCAGCCAATAGATCTGGCTCAGGAGTATCAGCTGCGGCTGGGGTGTCTGGTGTTGTCGGAGTATCATCTCCACCTCCAAGATCTCCGCCTAAATCACCACCCAAGTCTCCACCGAGTTCTCCGCCGCCGAGGTCTCCACCGCCTTCGGGCGCTTGGCCGGCTGCTTCAAGACTAGCCATAAACTTACGGTCAGTGTACATCTCTCTCTGCATACGAAGATATTCGTCTTGCGAAAGACCCAGAAGATTCTCTGTAATCCAACGACGAGAAAAGAATCCTTCTGTTGCAGCACCGGCGATGTCAAACTTGGTCTTCCAATGTTCAAGCTCTTGCATCTCGGCAATCTTTGATGGATTATTGAGAGACAGCTTAAAATTAAGAAGATCATCTCCACGATACCCAAGGGTGTAAAGGTGGATGATTCCAATCTTCTCCATCTCTGCCAAGATAACTCGTTGGAGCCTTTGGATCGTTCTTGCAAACCTGATATCTTTTTGAGCCAAGGTTGTCTTGTCTTCTGTTGCGCCTTCGCCCATTGACAAATATGATTGAGGAACTTTCAAAGCAGAGAACAATTTATCTCGCAGATACTTTACATCTTCTATCTGTGCTGTGAATTGTCCCCCAGGAAGGTTGACAATGTCCGTAGAGGACTGTCCGCCCCTGATTGGGATAAAGTAGTCCTCTTCAATTGAAAGGGGGTTATAGCGCAAATCTACGCGTCCTGTGGTGGGGTCTACAACCTGATGTCTTTTCATCTGGGTCATAACCTTTTGCATGTATTGTTCTACATCTTGTGGTGCAATTCCACCAACATCAATTTTAAATACACGGCGTTCTGGTGAACGAGTGATTCGGTATGCCATCATAGCATCTTCCAGAAGCGTAAGTTGTCTCCAAATCCGTCTAGCAGGTTCTAGGACACTTGTTCCATATGGAGCGTGTTTATCGTTACCCAGAATTCTAAAATGTGCTATCTGCCAATTCTCAAGCGTTAAACCAGCATTGTTCCATTGGAACTGAACGTAATTTGGATTTGATGGATCTTCACCTTCAAGCCTCTCAACTTCTTGTGCTGGGAGGCCAATACAATTTTGCAACCCTTTGTGTTCGTCCAAGTCAAGGTATAAAAACATGTCTCCATACTTACACATTGTCCTTGCCCAACCAAACAGATTGTGCTCAATATTCATAACGCTATAATAAAGATTGTGAAGTACATACTTAATCTCATCGTTCGGGCACTTGATATGGAGCACAGGAGTAAGTGTTGAGTGTGTCGTCATCTCGTCTGCATAGATGTCAAGCGACGAGGCAATCTCTGGTGTGAATTCCATTTGATCAAAATCAACATAACGCTCCGCACGATTTCTATTTGAAATCATGTTTAGGGTTGTGATGTTCATCGGGTTGTATTCAGTTTTTTTGAATGTTTGTCCTGATGCTGACTTAAATCGCTTTGCGTAAATGTCAAGATGTCTTCTTCGTAGTTGACGACCCGACTGTGTTCTTCTTTGGGTAATTGGACCCGAGAACATTCTTGTTAGTGTTTTGAACAACGAGCTTTGATTGTTGTTCGGGTTTCTGTCATTACGAGCCATACTTTATCCTTTGTATATCCAAAAAAATTCTTTTGATTTTTTGATCTCCTCTTCGTGCTTTTCTTGAAATGTTTCTTTGTAGAAGTTTTGGCCCTTAATTTGAGTATTCATTGTCGTTGTGCTTTTGAATACTCCGCCAAGCATCGCTTTCTTATACGCCATGTCTCTTTCGTTTTCTGTAAGTGCCGTATCGCGGACCCAACAGGCAATTGCCAAAGACATAACTAAATCATCGTTATAAGATCGCATAGCTTGGGGTTTGCCATTAACCCATACAAATGTTTTCAATTCATGAAAGACCCTCGAGGAATGTATATTAATTAGTTTGTTTCTAACGTACTCTTCCAATTTGGCCACGATTAATGGTCTCGTCTTTGTTGAGGTTGTAAACCCTGCCACTGCTCTCTCGTCATGTTCCGCTAAATAAGCCTCTACATATTCATGAGTTGATTTGATTGAATAATAAAGTTTTTTATAATCTAAGTCTTTTAGTTTCTCCAAGACAGCAATTCCAACTCCAACATTTTCAACAACGAGAAGACAGGTTCCGTATTCGGTTCCAGCATCATAAAGAATGCGAGAGTACATATCTAGGTCGGGTTTGCCTTGGTATTCGGCAACGACGGTCATCGTGTCAACCCTTACGATATGGAAGCAGGAGAAGTCCGCTCCGTCTCCTCTCGCCACATCGGCAGAGAGAATGTAAGGCACACCTTCTTCATATTTTTCCCATATCCAAAAGTTTCGGTCGTATCCTGTCCTATACACTGGATCACTCACGCAGTTGAACAAAAGCTCTAAATCCTCTGGATTAATTACAGTTTCACCAGAAGCATTGAAAGAGCACTCTAATTCCTGTGCGATCTCTCGCTTGGACATATTGTTTGTCTCTTTATCATACCACGCTTGATCTCGTTCGGGATGAACGTCCCACATAAGCTTTACGGGATGGAAATCATTGACTCCGGTCTCGGCTTCGCTATAAGTCTTGTGAAACCAGTTTCCTACGCCGTTAGGAGTGGAGAGGGCTATACACCTACCCCCTGTTGATAGAGTGGGATATAGACCCGTCCACAGCTCGTCAAAGCCATCTACGAAAGCAGCCTCGTCCACGATGAGTAAAGATAGTGCTTCCGAACGACCAGCATCACCAGATGTGGATGCGGCTTTCACCATTGAGCCGTTTGATAATTCAAAGGATTGTTTGTTGTCAATTGAGATCTTTGCGATCAACATAAAAGAAGGAAGGTTCTTAAAGATCATCTTCACCTTCTTTATTAGGTTTGTTGCCGTGGATAGTTTTGTTGCGATTACGAGAACATTCTTTTCTCGGTGGAACAACATGAACCATGCAACATAAGCAGCAGAGATTGTTGAGATCCCAAGCTGCCTTGCTTTTAATATAACATTAAAGCGGTAGTCGTTAAAGTCTTGAAGAAGTTCTCTCTGGTAGTCATAAGTCTTGAACGGAATCTGACCTTTGAGAGGGTGGGAGATCTTACAATAGTTATCAATAAAATAATGAGGATCTTTCCCACACTTAACAAGTTCTTTAACGATTTCTTGCTTTGTGAGTTTCATTCATCACCCAAGTTGTCTCGCCGCGTATGCTTGTTGGACTGCGAAAAGGTTTTTATTCTTAACTGGTAGACGATTGATTCTTCCACTAAGATACTTTGCAATCATTAACCAGCCCTTCATTGGGTCTCCAACATAGTCAGCCATGCTGCCTGGGTTTTCAATTGGCCCTGGAAAAGCCAGGTCCATATTGACTGCGTGAACATAGCCCCTAGCATCGATACCAGCTAAATCTGCTGCGATGTCATCCTTTAACTTACCAAGATCAATCATACCAGTCTTGACATCTTTGCCGAAAAAATAGTTTTCAATACTACCACGACCTTTTCTGGCGGAGCCAACAGTTGCTCGAGTTTGACCAAGGCTGTTAAGAAAAGTTTCTTTTCGTGATTCCAATTCTTTTTCGTCAACCAACTTAAAGCTGTAAGAACTTGGTCCTTGGTTAAATCCTTTCATGGCAGGTTTATCTTGGCTTCCCCCAAAAAATGTGCTCTTGATAGAGTCCATAAACCCTTCTTGTTGCACAGCTTCTAATTCTTCTTTGATAATTTGTTTTAAAGATTCTTTCGTGAGTTTCATTTTTGATTATCCCCAGGCTTAATAAATTCGTTTTGAGGACGCTTTGCTTTTGCGGTCTCCAAAAACTTTTTTGTAATGTCTCGGACGCTTGGTTCGCTTGGTTGCCCGACATTTTCCATTGAAAGTCCACTTACCTTGTAATGCTGATACGCTTGAACAAAGGTACGAACTCGCGAGGTTTGCTGAACAAGAATTTGCGGCTCACCTTTCTTTGTAAGAGAGATTGAATTTCCAGTAATTGCTTTGTATTCTTTTTGGAGAAACTTTTTTACATCGTTGATCGTGGCAGCGATATCGTTCTCAAAGCGATTGTCTTTAAGATCCTTCATTCGCACATCACTTTGATAGTTGATAATCATTGAGTCGCCATAAAACTTGATTTTAAATCCATCAATCACTCGGCTATCCATCAAAGGACAACCCTCTTCCCTCATAAGTCCAACTTGTCGCTGTTGCCCGTCAAGGGAAAATCTTTCGTCATGAGCGCCATCATAAGCATTTGCTGCGGCTTGTGATAGTCCTCGGATAATTTCTAATGTTTTTTCGTTGCTCATGTTTATTTCTCCTTGATTTTGTGTCGGGGATCGGCCATTACATCAAGCAAATAACCGAGTGCCAATGGTGCAGCGATAGCAATTCCTCCCGTGGCCAGAGTGGCTCCGGTGAGCCCGAGAGCTGGGATTAGTGCTGTTACCAAAGCAGCGCCGGCACCCTTGGTCAATCCACCACCGGCGGCCCAGGCTGTGGCCATTGCGGCGCCAGGGATGCCCAGATTTCCTGTTGCGTCCACCCGATTTGGGCTTGCTGCTAGCTTACCAGTCTCAAATCCTTTTTCGTAACTTGGGTCATCTTCGGGATAGTGATCTGTGGGGCCAGTTTGGATATAGTCTTTTGGTGCTGATATTTTTTCTTGAAGCGCTGCTTCTTGGGGAAGTTCAGCCATAACCCTTTGTAGTGCAGCTTGGACTTCTGGATTATTGTCTAGCTTCGCATACAATGCTTGGGCTTTTGGGTCATCCTTGATCTGCATTGCTTTCTGAACAACTTCTTCACCTTCTTGGGCTTCTTGTTCTTGTAAGCCAGTGACGGCTTCAAGTTCTTCCTTGATGATGTGGATTAAGTCTTCTCTTGTAATTTTCATTTTGTATTCCTCAATGATGTGCAGATTTTAAAAATTCTAATGCGGCAGGAACCATTCCTGCATATTCTGTTGCCTCAAATGCTTTGACAGCTGTGGTGATACCTTCAATGGTCAATGTACCAGCTTTGGCACCGAGTGTTCCCGTTGCTGCTGCGCCTCCTATTTGGGCTACACCAATAACCATAAAAAATCCCAATAGAACTATGAATAGTGCTTGTGCTATTTTTTCTTGTTTTTCTTCGGGGATTGCGCCTTGACCCGACACTCTACTTAAAAAAGATATGGGCTTAACCAAGACGGTTTTAATCGTTCCGAGATAAAAGCTATGTAAATTCGTACCAGCCTTGTCAACCAGTTCTGCGGCGTAATACGCTGTGTCTTTACCTTGTTCGCCAAATATTTTTTTCAAAACACCAGCAATTGTGGGGTTTTTTAGTGCAGCCTTCGCTGCCTTGCCCATCCAATTCATGATTTTTGGAGCTGCCAAGGCAACAGCAGCACCGAGCAATAGGCCTCCCTCGTTCATTCTATCTTCTTCGCCACGAGTGGCTTTCATCTTCTTCGCTTTTGGAACGAGATCTGTTACATCAAACTCAGGTACTGCAACCTCATTAAGAGACTGTTCAAGTATAACATGGGACAATTCTTCTTGGATGATTTGCCTTAACTGATTATTTGTAACTTTCATTTATTTGGTCTCCAACCTGTCGCCCATCTTTCCTCTCTTCCTTCAACGAATTGAATGTAACAATTAAAGCAACAACCAAACTTGGTCATATACAAATCATCACGAGACTTGAAAGAATAAGAATTACAAGTAGGACAAGATCTATTTGTCTTCTTATTAAGTAGTTCTTTTGAGATTAAAACACCGTTGACCTCTTCCTTCTCTTGTTCCTCGTTGAGGCGACGGTAGTTCGTTTTCAGTTCGTTGAGATACTCCATCTCTTTTTCATCGTCCCAATCCGCTTTGGGGTGGGCGATGGTTTCTTTTCCATATTTGTCGGCAATCGCTTTTTCAAGTTTTGCGATGTAATCTGGATCTGTCTTTTTCATTTATACCTCGTTAGTAGATGTTGTATTCCTGACCGGGTACATAGTTCGGCCCTTCTTCGTGGTCGCCTTCGTCGTCTGGTTCTTCAAGGATGCCCTCTTTTACCAATTCAGCGAGGTATTCTGCGATCTCTTCGTCGCCATATTCACCTTCAAGACCACCTCGGGCTTCCATTTCACCTAGTTGTCTAGAAATACTATCCACACTTACAAAGTCTCCGGCAACCTGTTGAAGTATTACATTCATCAACTCTTCTTCAAAGCTGTCGGTCATTTCCATAACCATCCGGATCTCTTCCTTGATGATTTGTTTTAGTTGTTCTTTTGTGAGTTTCATTTTATTTGTTTCCTATTAAACTTAAAACTTCTCGTGCGAAAGCAGCGAGATCTGTAACATGGGGATAATACTGTTGTAGTGAAGTATCGCCGTCAGCCATATCTTCAAAGTCCATCATAACACTGGACAAACGATGAGGTGGCATACTTTTGAGTCGTTCTGCGGCTTGTTGAGGTGTCTCACCTTCGGCTTCTTTTAGCTCCTTCTCTTCGGGTTTTTTCGGCTCTTCCTGTTCGGGCTTCTTTGGCTCTTTCTTCGGCTCTCTTCTAATCCTAGGATCTGGGCCATATTGGAGTCTGCCCATATCATCTCTATACATACTGCCCCAGTAGCCTTCGGTGACAGCTTCAATTTCTTCTTTAATAATTTGGTTTAGTTGTTCTTTAGTTATTCGCATTGATTTCCCTCACAGAATAATATACTCCCAGAGATGTGCCCGTTGCTAACATAAAGCCGCCAAAGAAGGCCCACATGGTTTTATTTGGTCTCAACTCTAATCGTAGAGATTCAATCTCCCTATCTCGTAAAGTTAATAAAGTTTTGCTTCTTTCCTTTTCCGTTTCCAACTCTGCCTTTAAATAGTCTAATTGAAGCTGTAATTCCGCTTGGGCTAATGAAACGGCATATTCTTTCTGGATCTCGCACTGGTCGTTGGTTAACTCTCGTTCCGTTACAATGTTAGCAATCGCCTCATTGTTTAGCAAACGACCATCAAATGGTGCTTCTTCGCCTTGTTTAAGGTGAGTCATGAGCGGCTCTGCTGATGCGAGAGATAATAAAAATAAAATCATTTCAACTCCTTAATGTTGAACTCTTCCAATAAGATTCTGTCTATCTCTTCTTCGCTCTCGGCAGATTCAAGAAGTTCAATCTTTCGTTGAGCAGTCTCCTTCCCAAGCTCCGTTTGAGCTTGTAGGTACTCTTGTCGCAGCCTCTCTTTCTCTGTCAACAATCTTTCAACGGCAGCTTTCTTTTTTCTATCTTCATCTTTATTGGTTTTGTTTATGATTTCAATCTCTTCATCTTTAAGCCTCGCAATGTCGTCTGCTGTACGAAGAGCAGAGGCTCGCCCACGACGCCCCAAAACAAACGCGAAAAGGGCAACGACACCAGCCGCTACCCATTCCCAGTGCTTTTTAAACCACTTACGCACCGCGCCAAACCTTGGCGAAGTCAATGGCAGTTTGGCCACCGATGTAAGTCATCGCGATCATACCCCAAGTTTCAGCATCTAGACCAGCCCAATACAATAGAGCAGTCGCGACACCGAATACAAGAAGTTTCCGAGAGATAACTTTTTCCTGAACAGCATCAAGGACA